TCCAGCACTTTCGAGCCATTCATTTAATGATTTCTGTGTATCGGACACTTGCTCTCCCTCTCTTATATCCTTCATTAAAGGCTTTAGCTTTGGCTGAACTCCAAAGAGCCCATAAGTAAAGGCCGAAAAATGGAACTCCAATTGTTATTGCAAAGATTTGCGTATCAGATAAATTAGGAAACATCTGCATCCACCCCATATTTATCAAGCCAATATGCAGAGATTTCAGCCTTTGATAAACGGCCTCGAAGCTGCTTCTTACCCATCCGCTCTTTAGCGAATCGTCTGATTATTGATCCCTTAACCCAATTTGTCTCATCAGTCCAAGCACCAGCTTGCGAGTCAAATCGAATTATAGCTACTTTATTTACCATTTTGCTCCCGTTCTGTAATCCCTAAATGGATTAACGGGTTAAATGTATTTGCTTAAATCTATTTAGACAAGCAATAGCTCGGCGAGTCGAATATCAAAGAAGCCGCATAGCCTCTCGGAATGGGCTTTGTTGCTAAAATCGGTTGTAATCGGCAGACTCTTTAAAACCCACTCAGGCTCGATTAGAGCCCCTAAGTCGAACTGGTAGATGCCCTTAGGTGTCGCATTGATATACAGGGTCTTAGCGCCCGTCCTAGCCCTTATATCGGCCAGATAATCCCACTTCTTCTTCTCAATCAATAAGCGGTCATAGTGCGTTCTACGGCATTTGAGCTCGATATAAGAATCGCTAGTAATGCCATCTGCTCGGTCGGTCGCTGATAAGGGCGTCAAGTCTGGGTAAAGCGACTTGAGAGCCTCGAATAACTCGACTTCCCTAAAGTAGATTAGTTATCTTCCTCGCCATCTTCCCAACCAATTTTCTTTATTGGGTCATCGGCAGGCACTATCCAATCAGGATAAGAGCTTCTATCCATAGCAAAAGCAAGTGAAGTTCCTTCATCCATACCAGCTCTACGACAAGCTTTATAAACTTCATTGGCAGCGATAGCCCAGAAATCAAGCTTTGTTAGCGGTGTTTCCTTAGTAGTCCTTCGTCTCTTTGGACGCTTAACTGGCTTTTTACTTACGCGCTTTCGCGTTGCCATTTCTGACTCCCTTCGCTAGCGCCAATTCTAGCTGAGACTCCATTTTATCAAGGCGCGACACTATTGGAATATTCTCCAATTTGATTATGTATCGAAGGCCAGCAATCAGTAAGGCTATTGATCCTAGGACTGAGGCTACTAAGGTTGCCAACTCAGTCGCAGGCATTAACGGACTTTGCCGTAACGCTCATAGTTAGGGTTGAGCCAGTTGATAATGCTAGGCAAGACTGATACCAGAGCTGCATTTGCAATTGCATTGACATCTAGGCCGACCGCTAGATAGGTCGCTAGAGCTGTCGCTAGGAATGTCTTTGCCCAGCTTTCGGCCATTTTCTTTAGGTCGCTCATTAGATTCTCCTTCTAGGTTGAACCATTTGCCATCTGTGTCTCCCAAGCTAGTAAATGATATATGGAAGTGGCTACGATGAGGATTAGCGCCCGAGTATTTTCGCCGCTTCCAGCCCAGTATTGGGCTCATAATCTTTCCATCAAAAATAATATATTTAATCCGCTTATCGCCTTGCTTGGCTAATTTACGAATCTTCTCAACCAGAGCATAAGCTTCTTCTTTATGTGCCGATAGGTCAGAATCAATATCTATAGCTCTAACGATTCCATCTCTTGGTATATGGTCAGAAGTGCCTTTAGAGAGGTGACGAGCATCAGCAATCCAGCCATCAGACTTACGATCCCTATCAGGATAATCGTCATCAATCTGCTCCCGTAACTGCACACCCGCTGCACATAGTCTGGCCATATCGATTGATTATACGATTAGGTAGACACAATCTTGAGGGATTGTTCTAAAGGCCCAAGGCTTTCAGATCATCAGCGGTTAGACCTAGGGCAGCCAATTTAGCTTCGGCTGCTTCGCGCTTAACCTCGGCTAACGCTAATTCATCTTTTTTTGCTATCGCTTTTGCTTTATTTGCTTCAAACTCAGCAATTTCATCTGCTGTCATATCGCGTTCAATATCAACAGTTTCGCCAGTTGTAGAATCAAAAATTCTTTCTTTTGTTTTCATTTATTCCTCTCAAGCACTCGTATAGACAAAAATAGTTCCACCATCAAAATCGCCACCTGAAGTCGTTAAACTTACGGAACTTATAGTGCTGGCTGAATTGTAATAACCGCCGCCATTGAAGGTTCTTGGTATTTGTTGTGTGTCCTGTGCTCCACCTGAGAAATGAAATGCTTTGACACCTGCTGCGTTAGCACCTGACATTAAAAGATAACCGCTTGCAATAGATGAATTGCTATAACCTTGACCAGCCATATCAACGCCAGTCTTTGCTCCATCATAAGTTTCCATACTTTGGACAGAATAAGAAGTGCTCATAGCCAATAACCAACCATAAACATAATAGTTTGAACCTGTGTCAGTATTAAAACGAAATCTAACTTGGTCAGCGTTAGTGTTATTTATGCTTGCATCTTGGACAAGAATCAATATTTTATCTTTTCCGCTTATGCCTGAAACAGTTATTGTCGCTGCTCCTGTTAATGTAGTCCCACCAGAATTGAGCAAAGACCAGTTAGCACCACCAGCAGCAGGCGCAGCCCAGCTTGGAACGCCAGCTGCAACTGTCAAAATTTGACCATTCGTTCCAATAGGCAATGCAGTATTTACATTGGCAGTTGCTGATCTATAAGCAATTGCGCCAGTAGTAGTCTCTGGGTTTAAATTCTTTGTTGTTGTATCAATTGAGCTTCCCAATGTGCGAATTGCAGCTGCGCCATCCTTGACGAGATCAGTATCGTCAGGAGTGTCCCAGCCATAATTAGTAGTCGTTGCCATTTAGTCTCCTATGCCACAATTGTAGCGTTATACCATTCCAGTAATGGGTTTATTGTATTCCAACTCTCTACCGCTGGGACTGAGTTCCAACGGAAGGCTTGCAGGCTGAAAGCTATAGGCGATAGGTTCATTGTTAGGTCTAGGCGGTTGAGACTTGCAGTCCAAGTCCAACCCTCGACAAATCCTTGAAACTCTCCATAAGTCATATTGCTTGGCAAATTAGTGATATTTAATGGCATACCCATAAATACATTGAGCAGGCTATCTCGGTCGGCATCATCAATTTCTGGACTGGCCGTAGTAAAGGTTATCTGCCGTAGGGCAAATTGAGGATAAGCTCGGATAAGAAGATAGAAGGCTGCTTGGTCAGCCGCATCGTGACTATGGCGCAAGGTGGTCGATATTGTGGTGGCTAATTGGCCATATAGGGATATAGAAGCTGCATCCTCATCAGTTACCGATGCGCTGCCAGTCCCATAGCCAACTGTAATTGCGTTGCGGACATCGCCAGCGCGCTTGACTATGGAAAGGGCTGGGCCAATCGCGTGATTGCCATCGAGATCAACATAGCCATTAGTAGCAAGGTATTGGCTTCGGTGTGTCGAATCGGCGTAACCAATTCGGCCTTGAGAATCTTCATATAAATAACCCAATCCGCTAGTAGCATACCTAGAAGCTAAATTATAAACTGTGTCATTGAGTCCAGTCTCTGAGTGCAACTCATAATCGCCAGGAGTGTCTATCTCGCCTAGTCCGCTATTTTCCGCATCCTGCCATTGAGTAGTTGCGTCATAATCGTTCCAAGCCTCTGCCGCTGGCACTTCATTCCATTGGTCAAATAATACTCCGCTAAGCAATTCCTCAATGCGGTCTCCATCAAATTGATGGGCAAAGTTGCCAGTATAAACTGCCCTAGCAAGTCGCGCTAAAGCTCCTACTGCAACAATCTTAATCTGCTGGCTGGTCGCTGTTGATCCTGAAGTCTGGACTGTAATTCCTAAGTCAGTAATAAAGCCGCCAAAAAGATTTACATAAGCGCCAGTAGAGTCTTGGACTTCTATTGTTACTGCATCATTAATTTCAAAGGGAACTGATGCCTCAGCAGTCTCAATAAGTGTCAAGTTGCAATATCCAGCAATTGGCTGGGAGTAAATATCTGTGCGACCTGAGGTAATAGTTAGGCCGCTAAGTGTTGCGCCAGTAACTGTTGATCCATTTACCTTAACGCGATAGACAGGATTCCAGATACTCATAAAACTAGTTGGCTACCCCCGCCACCCGTTCTGGCTTGAGTCTGATTTAATGCCAAGATAACCGCTCTAGTAAATCCTTCTTCATCTATGGCTGATGGAGCATTAACATTGACAATAACATTGCCGCGTTCTTCGCCGCGTCTAGCTGCTGCTACATCAAAGTTAGAAGGGATGGCGTTACCGCTTGGAATTAAACCGCCTGAAGTAGCGCTGCGACTTATTGATGGAGCTGCTGCGCTTGCTGGTGAAGTAGTTGCGCTTGGCGGCAAGGTTGGCAAAACTGTTGATGGGCTAGTTCTCGAATTGCCTCCGACACTTACCCCACCAAATGGCAATTGAATACTTGGAGCAATTGGGGTTGGAGCGCTAGTTTTAATAGTCGGCAAATTAGGCAGGAATGAAATTCTGTTATACGCCTGTATTAGCGAATTAATCCGCTGAATTGCCCCGTCAATCAATTTAAGTAGTCCATTGATTGCGCTGCTTATAACACTTACTACTGGCCCAATAATTTTAAGAACTACTGAGAAGGCTATGCCGATACCTTCTATAGCTTGGACTAATTGATATTTGATAATTGGCACAATGTATTTGACAAAGAAGTCTGCCATCGTTCTAAATAGGTCAGTAACTGCTTTTATGTCATCCTTGTTATGCTCCATAGCAACACTTACGCGATCAAAAGCATTTATTAAGGCTTCAAGAATAGGCGCTAATGCATTTCTTGCTGTATTTATAAAGTCTTTAGTTTGTTGAACTAAACCAGTAGAGCCACCAAATGAAGCAGCAAGCTTCTCTATGACCGGTAAAAATTTATCATTAAATAAATTAACTACACTTAAAGCAACTGGAAGAAGGGCTTGGCCTAAGACTATTTTGGCTTCATCTAATCTTGCAGTCAGAATTCTTTGGCTGTTAGCCATTCCATCGGCAGTTCTGGCGAAGTCACCTTGCGCGTCAGTAGTCTGCTCAAGAATTACTTTGTGAGCTGCTAGGACTTTTTGTTGAGCCGTTAAAGTTCCAGAGCCAGAGTAAATGCCCATTTCCATAGCTTTGGCTTTAAGAGTTGCGTCATTAAGCAAAACGCCAAAGGCTCTAATAGGTTCAGACTCACCGCGAAGTGCAGCGCCTAGAGCTGTGATTGCTTGATCTACTGAAGTGTTATTAAATGATGCTAAATCTGATGCTAAGGTTACGAATTCGGTTGAGAAGGTAGTCAGTTCTTCTCCAGCGAGTCCAGCTGATTTACCAAAAATACCAAAGGTAGCAGCGGCGTTCATCGCCTGAGTTCTTGTCTGGCCTAAAGAAGCTGCTGCATTAGCTCCAAAAGTTTCGATATTCTTAGCGGTATCTCCAAAAATTACATTTACTTTAGATACTGTTTCAGCTAAATCCGAGGCAGCGGCAACTGCTTCCTTACCAATCTTTATCGCCATTACTCCAGCTGCTGCACCTACGGCAGCTAGGGCTATACCAGCCTTCTTTGCAAAGTCACCAAGTTTATCTCCGAAGCTCTTGGTAGTGGCGTTAGCCTTGTCCATTCCCTTGACGAATTGAGTTGTCTCGGCAAGGACTTCGAGTTTAAGTGTGCGCCAATCTTTAGCCACTCTTACTCCAATTCTGAACTACTTTATTCATAGCCTGTAAGTATTTTAGCGTTAGTTGAGGCTGAATTTTGCGAAGGGTTGGGTAAATGAACCAACCGCGAGACCCTTTACCGAATCGACCTGAGTATTCTGGAAATTGATTAAGTCTGCGAATCGTCCCGTCTTTTCTTTGTCTAACCGATGATCCAAATTCCAAACCCGCCCAAAGTCTTTGGGTGTCTGCTCCCCCTGAAAAACGCTGACCAGCGAAACCATAAGATAGCCGTCCCGTTTTACTGCTACGAGAGATTGATGCACCATCAACGACTCGCCTGACGGCTTTATTTGCTTTTGTGCGAGAATATCCAGCTGATGATATTTCGTTCTTTGCAAGGAGCGAAATGTCATAAGCCACATTGCGAGATTCTTCAACGGCTTCATCTCCCATAGTTTGAAAGGTCTTTGCAAGTTTTCCTAGTTCGCGTTTGGTGAAGGCGCTGAACTCAACATTGTCAGCCATTGCGCTTCTCCAATATCTCTAGGGCAGTTATTACATCTTCCGCGTTATCCCAGTATTGATGCGGTATTCCTGTGGCTATTGCCAGTTCTATCAGGAGTCTGCTGAGACTCCCGACTGGGTGACTTTTGGGTCTGACTCACCAGCGCTCACATCTGAAACTGTTTCCATCCAGATTTCAAAAGCTTTGACTGGCTTACCAGCTGATTCTCTTTTCATAGCGTTATACGCCAAAAATAAGAGATCCCATACGCCTATCCCATCGACTGCCGATGAGACTGTCTTGGAAGTAGTGCGTTCCCACTTAGCCCACTCAGGCGGTTGCGCAATATAAGTTGCACTCTCGCCTGAGTTATATTCAATTGTTATTGGTAATTTCATAGCTCCCGATGCTCCGATCTATTAACTAAAAGATTCTGCAGGTTGTCCAACGACTGTCAAGGTCCAAGTATCAGTTAGCGCTCCTGGAGCTGCGCCACCTGCTGTTGGAAATATTGGCAGAACTTGGAATGTAAAAGTTGCGCCAGATGCGGCTGTAAATACTGTTGAGATTCCAGTATTAGGCGCTGATTCTGCTACGCCCCAAAATATTTCAAATAGAGAGCCAGTCGCTCCCCAATCCTGCAATAGTTCAAGTGTAAAAGTCCATTGCTTATCTACGGACTTATAAGCGCGACCATCAAGGGTTTGATAAGTCTCGATAATTGTTTCGCAGCTTAAAACTGCAGAAGTAGTTTGAGCATCGAAGTTGTTACCACCAATGGTAAAACTAACATCGCGCCCAGTTATTACTGTTGTTGGCATTTAGGTCTCCTATGCGGTTTGCTCGTAGCGGACGCTCAAGCGTATATCTGAAACTAACAGGGTAGTAGTTCCGACTTCAGTTACCGATGGTCTTTCGACTGTAGATAACTCATACTTGGAAGCATCTAGCTCTCCAAGAATACTAATGACTAATTGCTCTAGGTTATCCAGAGCAGCGGCGTTGCTGAAATACGCAACGCAAGCCGTTATAGTGTAATTTAATTTAACGCGGACTTTTGATTTACCGATGAGTTCTAATTCCATATAAGGTGAATCTGGAACGACAACGATTGCAGGGACTATAGGCGCTTCGGGAACTGAGTCGTAAATATTAGCAGCTAATGGTGCTAAGGCTGTCTTGAGTGCTCCTCGGACATCTGCCGCAATTGTTGATGGCATTAGCCGACCATAGTTTCAACATCAAGGTATGGGCCAAGTAAGCCAGTTACTTTGGCAAGTAAATTCTTGGATAGACGGTAAGGGGTTACTGCAAAATCTACGCCTTCGATTGATCCGCCTGCTGCGGTTCTAGCTTGGAAAATTTCTACTGAAATAGTTAGCACTGCTGCCTCTACATTTGGATTAGCAACATAGGTTGAAGCACCGGTCAGAGTTGCCTTGCCAGCAGGGATTACATTAAATTCAATTACATCTGCCCCGACTAATGCGACTGTAAATTCTAGGTTTAGATTGCCAATATTAAAGTTGGCAGGGTTAGTAAAATTAGGAAACTCAAAGTAAAAGTCTGGGCCAATATCGGTAATAGTGTGAGTGCCATTAAAGGTGGCATTAACGCCAGTGATAACTACTGACTGACCTACGCTAAAAGGGTGCTCTCCCTGTGTAGTAAATACGACTACATCATCGGAACGCTCGACCTTAGCAATTGGGGCTGAATAACTGACTAGCATTGGAAGCACTAAGTTTTCAGCTGCATCACATATGTCATTGAGATAAGCATCGTTATACAGGGATGACGAAACGCCAAGAATCGTCCTAAGCTCTGTGGCCGTAACTA